CGCCTCCACCAGCGGGTCAGGCTTGGGCTTGGGCTGGTCTTTTAATTCGTCTGTCATTTGCCTACACCAATCTAGTTATGAATGAAACACCGCCCACAGTGCGAATCCTGAACGCCTTTCCCTTGCTGATTATATAGCGTTTCATTTGCTTTGCTCCTTAAAATCTAATCTCATCGTCGGCCCAGTCGTAAATATCCCAGCCGAAATTATCGAACAGGAATTGGCGCAGGGTCATTTGCTTTGCTCCAGTGCTGCGCGAGCAACATCACCAAAGTCGAGGCTATCAATACCCCACGGACCAGTCATCATTTCCTGTGCGTAATACTCCAAAGCATCCCGCAGTCGCTCAATCTCCGCCGCTTGGACTTTGACCTTCTTTTGTAACGTGCAATAGAAGTGGCCATGCTCATCGCCGACCTTGCCTCCTTTGACATCGCATGAGCCTGCGGCCAGTTTAAAGTTCTCGGCAGTCAGGGCTTCGATGCCAGCGTTAAAAGCTGCGCGTTCTTCCGCCACCTTTGCAACGCGCTCGAAACTTTCATTTAGTGAAAGTTTCTGGAAATTGTCGTCTGTCATTTGCTTATATCTCCCGTATCTCCAGCCCACGCGCTTCCAGTTTGGCGCGAAGATACCTAGCATCATGCTGGCCTTGCTCTTGGTCGTGGCTTAATTCCATGTCCAAAAGAACCTCCACCAGCGGGTCAGGCTTGGGCGCAGGGATGATGAGCGGGTCAAGCATTGCAGCACCCCAACTGGTAACTGCGCAACTCTCAATGACTTTCTCCACCTTGTCGCTCACCTCTTGCTTAAAGGCTTCGTGCGCTTCGATGGCGCGGCATAGTGCTTCGGTATATGGGGAGACCTCACGGCGCACTGCACGTTTGTCGCTTAGGTCGCGTTCGGCCAGCACTTCGCGCACCAGCGCCAAGGCTTTTGCTTCAATCTCGGTCATTTCAAATGCTCTCCTTCTTCAATCCGATCCGCCAGCCAGCGGGTGTTGCGTTCAAACATATTTATCTTTGGCGAACGAAGCCACGCGAGAAGGGCGTCCTTCTCGCTCACGACTGGCTTTACCAGAACTGCTTCAACTTTAGCGTCAATAATTTTTGTAGGACGTGCCATTATGTTAATTCCTTTATCTTAAAACCTTTGGAGGTAGCGTAGTCGATGAGGTCATCAAGCCACATTATGCCTTTTCCTGCGACATAATATTGGTTGATGCCTCGGTGGGGCAAATTGTTAACGTCACCCCATGTGTGAGATGAATGCTCATACATTTTTATATCCGCACGATGGACTGACGCATGGAAGCGGCGCAGAAAACGCGCAGCTTCAGCGGCAACCAATTTTGTGCGGCCGTTGAACTCACGCCGAACAACCGGGCCATCTTCCTCAATCTTGACCGGAGCGGACTTGGCGTTTTGCGCACGCCGTTCCGTGATCGACTGGCAAGTAATCCCCGTTTCCCTGAGCCAACCTTTAATCGTTAGGCGGTCGGTGTTGTAAAGCCGCATCAGTTCGGCGCGGGTCATGGTCGGGGCCATCTTGTGGAAGTTATCCGGGACGGCCTTTGGCCTTCCGCGTGGGATGGCAACGATTTCCGTAAGTTCGAGTTCTTCAACCCAGCGGGAGATCACTGACCTAACACGGCCGTAATGGACAGCGAGTTGCGCCATGTTCATGGTCTTCGCCATCTCTTCGAAATCATCTGGCGTTTGCGCTTTGCGTATGATGACGCCACGCTTTAGCCCTAGCTTCCTACGCCGAGCATCAATCGCCTCGATTGAACGGCCAAGCACGTCTGCGATCTGCGCGTGTGTCAGCTTATTCTCGTAAAGCCCTGTAAGGGTAGCGTCGTCTTCGGCGCTCCATGCGGTAAAACGGTTATTCATACTCTCCCAACTTTCTTGTTGCCCTTCTTGGGTGGCACAGTTTGAATATCGAATGCAAGAACTTTTTTTTTGTTGACGACACTATATACCCGTGCCTATATGCTCACATATGTAGTGTAGGAAGTGCATAAATATGGGGTATGAAAGTCGTTCCTGTTTAACTTGCTTGGTTATTTTTGAGCCAAAAGATGTACGCGCAAAGTATTGCTGTTCGAAATGCAAAAACAACTCTCCGAGCAAAAAAATCCACACTAGATCGTTTCAGCAAAAAAGACGGGATATGATCAACGCCATAAAATTAGAAAGAGGATGCCGTATTTGCGGCTACAAAGGTAGCGCCGAAGCTCTTCAATTTAATCATATTTCCGGCGATAAAAAATTCAACATAAGCCAAGATCCAAAAACCGCATGGGGCAAGATTACTGCGGAGATAGATAAGTGCGAAGTTTTATGCGCTAATTGCCATAGTGAGCACACTTACGCAGGGAAACATTGGCACACAAAACGGAAAAATACGACTAAACGGGAGAGATAAGTTGGTCCACAAGGTAGTTTTTTGCGACTTCGAAACAAGAAGTGCCGTTGATTTGCGAAAGACGGGTGTCTATAAATACGCAGCCGATCCTAGCACCGACATTTGGTGTCTAGCATATAAAGCCCCGTGGTCTGACGACGTGCTAGTATGGCAGCCGGGCGATGCGGTAGATACCCACCTCGAAGATTGGATTACGGCAGGTGGGCTATTGTCTGCTTGGAATAGTCAGTTCGAACGCACAATCTGGAACGAGATTATGGTTGGCCGCTACCAATGGCCAGCTACCAAAATCAAACAATGGCGCTGCACGATGGCGCAGGCCAGCGCGATGGGACTACCTCGCGCACTGGGCCAAGCGGCTGCGGTCCTTGGCGTTGAAGAACAGAAGGACAAAGCTGGCGCGGCCCTTATGCTCCGGATGGCACGGCCACGTAAGGTAACCGCCGACGGCAGCTACACATGGTGGGACACCCCCGATAAATTAGCGGCTCTTATTGAATATAATAAACAAGATGTCCGCACCGAAATGTCCGTCGCGGAAGTCTTGAACGAAATGCCTGACAGTGAGCGCCGCCTTTATCAACTCGATCAGCGTGTCAACGACCGGGGCGTGGCGCTTGACGTTGACTTGGTGCATCGCGTTAAGGAACTGGCGAACAACGCCAGCCTAGAGATTGATGCAGAAATCCAACGCCTCACCAAAGGCCAAGTCAAAGCAGCAACAAATGCGATGGACTTGACCGCGTGGCTAAACGCGCATGGCATCCGCGCCAAGTCTGTTGACAAACAAACCGTTGCACGGCTGTTAGCTTTTGACCGATTGCACCCCGTGATCCGTGAGGTTTTGAAACTCAGGCAGAACGGAGCGAAGTCTAGCACAGCCAAATATGACGCGATGCTGCACGCGGTCAACGCGGACGGACGGATGCGCGGCCTTCTCGTTTATCATGGCGCAGCAACGGGCCGCTGGTCGGGCAAGCTGGTGCAGCCGCAGAACTTCCCACGTCCGCAAAAGAAACAAGACGAGTTGGACGCCATCATCGCCAAACTTAAAGCGGGCGAGGATGTGTCCGAACATGGGGCCGGAACGGTCCTAGCGTCCGACCTGTTGCGCTCGATGCTGGTAGCCGATGAGGGCCACCGTCTTATGTTCGCCGACTACTCGGCGATTGAAGCCCGCGTTCTTGCGTGGGTAGCAGGGCAGAGCGATCTCGTTGAGACGTTCCGAAAGGGGGGAGACGTGTATATAGAAATGGCATCGGCCATCTACAACGTGGGCGTGGAGAGCGTTACCGATAAACAACGCCAAGTTGGCAAGATGGCAATCTTGGGTTGCGGCTACGGCATGGGGGGCAAACGCTTCGCCGAGCAGTGCGCCACGATGGGTATCAGGGTGGACGAGGACGAAGCTAAGCGCATCGTGGCCGTCTACCGTGAGAAGAACAACAGGATTGCGCAATATTGGCGTGATGTTGAAAACGATTTTGTAGAGATGGTGAAGGACGCTGGCCGTGTTGGGTCGGTCAAGCTTCCACTACCTAGCGGGCGGTTGCTTACTTACCACAATCCGCGCATCATTCAGCGAGAGACACCTTGGGGGGCTATGCGCGACACAGCCCAAGTCGATACGCTGAATAGTGTGACGCGTCAGTGGGTATCCCAGATAATCTGGGGTGGCCTATTGACGGAGAACGTGGTGCAAGCAACCGCCCGCGACATGATGGCCACGGCCATGATGGCGTTGGAAGTCAAGGGCTACAATGTAATCCTGTCCGTCCACGATGAAATCATTTGCGAAGTGCCAGATAATTTTGGTTCGCTTGACGAAATGATTGACATCATGACGCAAGTTCCTGCATGGGCCGAAGGTTGCCCGATCAACGCCGAGGGCAAAGAAGGAAAGAGGTATCGGAAATGACAGCACACGCAAAGTTTGGCGCATCGAACGCAAAGCGCCGCATCAACTGCCCCGGCTCACTCAACGCCGAGGCTCCGTTCCCTAACGAGAGTTCACCCTACGCCGAACTGGGTACAGCGGCGCACGAACTGGGTGAGTTCTGCTTAGTCAATGGACATGAAGATGCCTTCGCCTTCATTGGCCAAGAGCATAACGGCCACAAGGTCGACGACAACATGGCGCGTGCGGTTCAGGTTTACATCGACCACATCCGCGCAACAGCCGCATTGGAACCAAGCCTTTGTCGCTATGAGAAACGCTTCAGCCTAGACAAACTTGATCCGCCTATGCCGATGTTCGGCACGGCTGACTGTATCATCTATGGTAAAGAGAGCGGGACGCTTTACGTCCTCGACTATAAGCACGGCCAAGGTATCGCGGTTGAAGTCGAGAATAACGAGCAGCTTAAATATTATGCGCTCGGTGGCATATTAGAGATTGGCGACAAGGCTCCGGTCAATAAGGTCGTGACGGTTGTCATTCAGCCACGCGCCTCGCATCCCGATGGGCCGATACGGCAGCACAGCTACACCCGCGACGAGATAATGGACTTTGGCACAGACCTTATTGATGCAGCGCACGCAGCCATGAAGCCGGACGCACCGCGTATCTCTGGCGATCACTGCAAGTTTTGTTTGGCGGCGGGAACCTGTTCGGCCCTGCGCAACAACGCCCTTGCAGTCGCACAAGACGAGTTCGGCACAGTACGAACCGTCAATGACCTAACCCCACAGGAAGTCGCGGACTATTTGGAAAGGGTTCCGCTGATTGAAGAGTGGATTAAATCTCTGCGCCGCCACGCCAATAGCCTGTTAGAAACTGGCGGTGGGCTTCCCGGCTACAAGCTGGTTGAGAAACGACCGACCCGTCGCTGGCGTGTTGAAGAAGAATTTGTGGCTTGGGCCGCAGAAAAAGGTCTCGATGACGACGACATCTACGAAAAGAAGTTGAAGTCGCCACCGCAGATCGAGCGCATCGTTGGCAAAAAGAACTTGCCGACATCGCTCGTTATAGCTGTATCATCCGGCACATCAATGGTCGCTGATACAGATAACCGTCCGGCTGTTGCCCTGTTGGCAGCAGACGAGTTCAACGTTGAATAAGGAAACACCGATGTCCAAAGTTATTACACCTGAAGCAATCATCTCCTACCCGCATGTGTTCGAACCACAGACCCCTCCGGGTGCAAGTGAGCCAGTTTATTCTTGCTGCCTTGTATTCCTTGACGGGACTGACATGTCCGAACTGAAGGCGACGGCGGCTGCTGTGGCCAAGGAGAAGTGGGGAGACAAGACCAAGGCGTTGATGGAAGGCGGCAAAATCCGTATGCCTTTCCGCAACGATGGCGAAGAGAAGGGCTACCCTGAAGGGTCGGTCTTCATGAACGTCAAGTCGAAGCAGCAGCCCGGTGTTGTCAGCAAGTTTGCTGGCGAGAACGGCAAGCCTGCTCCGATTACTGACCCCAAGGAAATCTATCCGGGTGCAAAGGTTCGCGCCTCACTGCGGGCGTATGCGTACAGCGTGAACGGCAACAATGGCGTTGCCTTCTCACTGGGCAATCTTCAGAAGGTAGGCGATGGCCCCCGTATGGACGGCCGTCTGTCTGCTGCGGATGAGTTCACTGCGACGGAACGTCCGTCCGCAGACATCTCGGACCTTGACGATTTGCTCTAAATGAAGGGGAGGGCCGGGGAGTTTGGAAGTCGCCCCGGCCTTTCTAGATAGGGGCGGTAGGTTTGGGCTTTCCCGGACGCTTACTTTGGTACGTTAAAGCCGCCCCTATCAATCTAAAGCCTCAGAAATCATCTGGGCTTTCTTGGCTAAGGTCTTAGCCACAATCTCATCAACAGAATTGACAAGGCCAAAGGTCCGCACGATGACGGGCTTTGTCTGGCCGATGCGGTGGCAACGCTTAGCCGCCTGCGCGTTCACCGCCGGAACCCAATCCATCTCCACGAACGCCACCTGATTTGCGGCTGTCAGCGTAATCGCTGTCGAGCAGGCCGTGATCTGGCCGATGAATACGCGCACCTTCGGATCGGTTTGGAAGTTATCAATCGAAGCCTGACGGTCGGCTGTCGCCATCCCGCCTGCAACTACCACAGGGTTGAAGTCCTTCAGCCTATCGTAAAGCGTCTGGATTGCGTCGGTGTGGTAGGCAAAGATTACGATCTTATCGTAGGCATCATCAG